TGGTTGACGCGGTCCAGCATCGCACGCTTGCCCTTGACGAGGAACACGACTTCGGTGTCCTTCACGTTGCCGTGCAGGATGACGCGCTCCAGCGCGTAGGACGTTCGGCTGACCGGGCGAAGGATGAACGATCCGACGAGGTCGGTTTCGTGCAGCGACTTGTGCCAGCCACCAACCTCGGGCTGGTTGTTGATGAGGTGCGGATGCACGATGGAGTTGAGGCGACGGACGGCGAGCGAGAGGTCGTGGTAGGTGATACGGGTAGTCATGGTGTTGCTCCTAGGTGGTGCGTTGTGGTGTGTCAGTCGTTGGTGGTGGTGACGATGAGGTCGGTGACGATGCCGCCAGCCAGCCCCTGCGCCGCGTCGTGCTGGTTGAGGTAGGCGTGGCCGGGGAAGCGATGCAGCAGCGCGGCGATGCCCTCGCGGATGGTCTCGCAGATGGCCTCGTACTCGGCGGTGGTGTGGCTGTCGCTCATGCCGTTGTCCACGCGGTGGTTGGCACGCTCCCACAGCAGCGCGGCGTTGCGGACCGCGTTGATGACTGCACGCTCCATGCCGTCGGTGCGGTGGTACAGGCTGATGTCGAAGCAGCGCACGGTGTCCCGGAAGCGCTTGGAGGGAACCGATCCCTCGATGTTGATCTCGGAAACGGTGTTGCCGTCGCAAACGAGCGCAGCGCAAACGAGGATCTTGGTGTCGGTCTTGATCTTGATGGTGTGAGTCGTGGTCATTGTGTGGTTCCTTGTGTGAGTGTGTGGTGTGTGATCAGGCGCGAAGGATGGAGAGGACGGTGGCAACGTGAGCGGCGCACGCTGCGACGCTGTGGGACTGGAGGTGCGCGTAGTGCTTGGCGCGTTCGCCGTTGGCGACGGGGAGGCGAGCGCACTTGATGAGCGAGCCGCTGACGTTGTGGATGCTGGTGATGGCAGCATGGCATTGGAGCGACTCGCTGAACTTGATCGCGCCGATCTGCTGCGCGAAGTCGATGATGCCAGCGTGCTTCGCGTGGGCTTGCTTGACGCTGGCGAGAGTGTCGCGTCCGTTGATGTACTGGACGTTCCGGTGGTGGCGCTCGATCCAAGCAGCGAGCGAGTTGCGAGTGGTGGCGCGGACGGTTTCTTCGACGATGTTCATGGGTCTCTCCGGCTGGGTTGCGTCGTGCTGTGGGAACACTCCCACAATGCACCACATAAGACTATCAGCATTCGCGTTGCGTGCAAGCCAGTAAATCCAGCGGATTTCGTGACTTTCGTCGCAAGGGGTGGTAATCAGGTAGGGCATGGCAAACCAGCCCACCCCAGCCCCCAAGCGTCGTGGACCCGGCAGACCGCCGAAGAGCGCAGCCGGGGATATCGAAGCCGCAAAGAAGGCATGGCTGGCTGCGTTCCCAGATCACGGCTGGGACGGCGCGTGCGGCATCGCTGGCGTTGCCATCAGCACGCCCTCGTCGTGGCGGCGCATCGATCCCGAGTTCCACGCAGCGCTGGAGCAGTTGGACATCGAGATCGCAGACCGCTACGAGAAGATCGCTGACGAGGCCATCGCTGGCAAGCGTCAGATGGATCGCAGCGCTGCGACGTTGCTGATCTTCCGGCTGAAGGCGCTGCGACCGAAGAAGTACCGCGAGCGCATGAACATCGAACACACGGGCGCTGACGGCGGCTCGATCAAGGTCGAGAACGGCGACGCGAGTACTGGCGCGAAGATGCTGCGCGAATGGGGAGCGCGGATCGGTGTCGAGCGAAACTGATCGCATCGTCGCGCTGCGCGAGCGCGTGATTCGCGCAAGCCCATCTGATCAGGCTCACCTTCACGCAGCGCTGCGCGAAGACTTCGCAGCGTGGTGTGAATGCTGCGCGTGGACGTACCGCGTGAAGGAGATCGATGCGACCGGACGCGAACGCCCTGTCATCACGCCGCACACGCCGTTCGTCCTGTGGGACTGCCAGCGCGTCGCGGCGAGCGAGATCATCGCTGGCGTGCGCGATGGTCGCGACGTTGTGGTGCGGAAGACTCGCGACATGGGAGCGTCGTGGCTGCTCTCTGCCATCGCTGTGTGGGGCTGGATGTTCCACGGCTGGCAGTCGCTGCTCGTCAGCCGCGTCGAGGATCTCGTTGACCGCACGGGCGACCCTGACAGCCTGTTCTGGAAAGTGGACTACCTGATCGCATCGCAGCCCGAATGGCTGCTGCCAGCGAAGCCCGAGCGTTTCGCCAAGGGCGGCGAGTGGCGGCAGCACATGATGCTGCGGCATCCCGAGAGCGGCGCGACGATTGCGGGTCAGGCAAGCACCGAACACATCGGACGCGGTGGCCGTCGCACGCTGATCCTGTTCGACGAGTTCGCAGCGCTCGACCACGCCGACGCTGCGTGGCGCTCGGCTGCTGACTGCTCGTCGTGTCGCATCGCGTGCAGCACGCCCATCGGCGCGGGAACCGAGTACGCGAGGCTGGTGAGTGTTGCACGCACCACAGGCGAGCCGAGGCTGGTCGAGTTGATGTACTGGCAGCACCCCGAGAAGGGACGCGGCGCTGTGCAGCGCGTTGACGAGGACGGCAGCGTCACCGGGTTCGCTGGTGCGACGTACACATGGACACCGTGGCTGGCCGACCAGTTGCGCCGCCGTGATCGCATCGACCTCGCGCAGAACGTGTTCGCCGAGAGCGTGGGCAGCGGCGCGTCGTTCTTTGCGTCGCACATCGTCACGCAGCACCGCGAGGAGTTCGGCAAGACACCGCGACGCTGCGAGGTGGTCAACGGGAAACTGGATCAGCAGCCGCAGGGTCGCTGGCGTGTGTGGGCTGCACCACAGCGCACCATCGAGTACGTCGTGTTCATCGATCCGTCGTACGGCACGGGCAGCGCGAACGCGGCGGTGTGCATCATGGATGCGGTCAAGCGCGAGGTGGTCGCCGAGTTCGCAGATCCGAACATCCCGCCCTACGACCTCGCGCTGGAAGTCGCACAGGCTTGCCGCAAGGTGTGGCGTGGGCGGCGCGAGCCGCTGATCGGATGGGAGACCAACGGACCCGGCGCGTCGATGCAGCACGACTTTGAGCGAGCCGCATGGCACAACGTCTACCGCCAGCGTCAGGAAGGCACGCTCGCCGAGCAGCGCACTCTGCGTATCGGCTGGACCAGCAGCAAGCGTGCCAAGCGCACGCTGCTTGGCAACCTCGCAAGGCAACTGGCGCAGGGCGAGTGCATCGTCCGCAGCGAAGAGTGCCTCGACGAGATGTTGGAGTATGTGGTGCTTGACGATGGCAGCATCGAGGCTGGGTCTCGGCGCGACGAAGCAACTGGTGCGCGTGAGTCACACGGTGACCGCGTCATCGCGTTGGCTGGTGCGCTCATGTTGTGTGATGAAGTGGGGCAGCCGATCCCCGAGAAGCCCGAGTTCGGCGAGTACACACTCGGGTCGATCCTCAAACACGAAGAGGTGCTTCGTGGCTAGAAAGCGTGGACCATCGCTGGCGGTCGGTCGTGGTGAGAAGTTGCCCGTCTCAAGGGGCGCTGGGCTGACTGCAAAGGGCAGGGCGAAGTACAACAAGGCAACGGGCAGCAAACTGCAAGCCCCCACAACGGACAAGGACGATCCGCGCCACAAGTCGTTCTGCGCTCGGTCGAGATCGTGGACAGGCGAACGCGGCAAGGCTGCGCGAAAGCGATGGGGATGCTGATCATGGCAAAGAACTCGCTCGTCGGCAACATCAACAAGCGTCGCAAACTCGGGATCTCGCGCCCCAAGTCTGCCAAGTCTGTCAGCGCGAAGTCATATGCCGCCATGAAGCGCGGCTGGAAGAAGTAAGAGACAAACCGTTCTTCCGAACTCACGCAACAAGAAAGAGAGATCGTCATGGCATACGTTTCTAGCGCTGGTGGCATTGGTCCCAAGAAGCCGAAGATGCCTCGCTCGGCAACTGGCATCGGTACTGGCCGCAAGCCCGCTGGCACTTCCGGCATTGGCCGTCCGGCTGCGAAGAAGCAGAACCTGATGGCAAGCAAGAAGGGAGGCAAGCGATGAAGAAGAACAAGAAGAAGGGCGGCAAGAAGTGCTGATCCGCTGCAACGGCAACGTGCTGATCCCGCTGGTTCGCATTGACAAGTGCGAGGACAAGGGAGACTGCATCATCGTTTGGGTTGGCGATGAGCGCCATTTCGCTCATGGCGAAGATGCGGAAACCATCCGCTCGCTCGTCGCTCGCAAGGCAACGCAGCCCGAGGCTGCAAAGGAACCGATCAATGGCAAAGAACAAGGTCTCAAGTCCATCCCCCACTTCCCGACCAAAGGGAACCGCAACTGATCGTCGCGGATCAGGCGGCGCTATGGGCGGTGGGTTCGGTGGCGGAATGGGCGGCGCGAAGGGTCGCGGAGTCAAGAACGGAAAGCCGGGTCGCTGACCATGCTCAAACTGGATCTCCAATCGCTGCGACGGGAACTGGAGGCTGCGGAAGACTTCCGCGACCAGCACCTGACTGAATGGCGAAGGCTGATCGAGCGGTTCCACGGTCCCGCGTATCGAGCAATCGACACGCAGAACGATGATCCGGAGAACTTCGTCCATGAGTACATCGCGCTGCTGCTTCCGCGCATCGTGCATGACTCTCCGAAGGTTCGGATCAAGACCGCTCGCCCGGTGTCGCAGTCGATGACTGCTGGGATCCTTGAGACTGGCATCAATCGGTGGTGCAAGATGACCAAGGTGCGTACCACCTTGGAGCGGATCACCACGGATATGTTGCTCGGATTCGGTGTTGCGATGGTCGTGAACGAGCCTCGCAAGGGGTACAGGACGTTCGACGAGAATGAGCCGTACCTTCCGCGCCTGTATCGCATCAGTCCGGATCGCTTCTTCATGGATCCGGCTGCGACGAACGTCGAGGACGCTCGATACATGGGTCATTGCTGGGTCATCGACCGCGATGATCTGCTTGCACAGGCCGAGCGCGAGGATGGCTGGGATTCCGAGGTCATCAATCGTGTCGCCGACAACAGCGGC